ACTCTAGCTTCAAGAGTTTCAATCTTTGCAATCGCTTCTTGTAGTGCCTTGACTGCTTTCATGTAAAGCACCGAGTAGTTGACGGATTTAGTAACCGTTCCAAGGTCATTACCCTCAGCATCGCGGTCAGGAGTTTCATATACAAGTCCAGGCGATACAGTCTCAATCTCTTGAGCAATAATCCCGAGCTGAGTATGCGTCGGTTGTCCAGTTTCTTCCTTGAAATTGTAGTTACGAACCTGAATCGCTTTCAAATCATCCCATTGAGAATTAGCATCAACAATGTTTTCTTTTAATTTAACGTCAGATAGGGAACCGTAAGAGTTGTTAGTGTTTTGGACATTGCCGTTAGTAAATATCTTGAAACAGTTAGTTCCTTCAGCGGTTGTAGATGATGCGCTATGAGCGCCAAAAAATAAATCGACACTTGTGCCTGCGCCTGTAGCTGTCAAACATCTCGTGTTTGCACTTTGGGCAAAGAATCGATGGACACCTTGATTATCTATCCGCATCCTCTCCGTCGCATTGGTGCCGAATATCATTGCGTTGTCAGCGTGCTTATAAAGCAGATAACCGGCATATTCCGAAGCGCCAGAGGTTCCATCGGAAAAGTAAATTCGATTAAAGGCACTATTGGTGGAACGAAGAGTTATTCCAACGTCACCAGTGCCAGCAATAGTTAATTTATCAGCTTCATTGGCAGCACCTTCAGTCGTCGTGCCAAGCATTAGCCTGCCCGAGCCGTCTTCAACAATGCTGGAATACTCAAGCGTTCCAGCAGCACTGCCGTTCTTTAAAAACTGATTTGCACTACCAGTGCCATTCGGTAGCGTCAAAGAGACATCGCCGCCGCTTACAGCCGCTGGAACGTCTAATTCAACGGACCCAGAGGCGGATCCTTTTAATCGAAGAGCCATTAGCTTGCACCTCCTTCAAGAGCAGTAAGTCTGGCCTCAAATGAGGCGTTTTGTGTTTCTAGGGTTTCGATGCGTTCCATTGCTTCCTGAAGTGCTTTGACAGCCTTCATATATAGAACTGAATACTTGACTGATTTAGTAACAGTTCCGAGATCGTTGCCGTCTTCGTCACGATCAGGTGCTTCATCAATAAGACCAGGCGATACTGCCTCAAGCTCTTGAGCAACAACACCAATCTGTGTATGAGTCTGTCCTTCAATAAAATTAAAGTTGCGGACTCTTACGTCTTTGATGTTGTCCCACTGAGAGTTTGCATCAACAATGTTTTCTTTCAGCTTTTGATCTGAAATTTGGCCGTAAGAGTTATTGCTGTTTTGAACGTTGCCGTTGCCATAAACATAAAAAACATCGTTTCCAGTGTTAATACCCGTAGAAGAACTTTTACCTTTGATTATGGTGTAATTTGTTCCATTGCCTGCTGTGCCAAGAACAAGTCCACTTGTGCTGCTCATGTAAGTAGCTACACGCCCATCATTACTAATCATCATTCTCGTCGCAAGTGCCGTCCCACCATCGGCGCAAGTGGAAAACAGGAGAGATGACGGTTTAGACGATCCACTCCAAGTGCCGCCTTCTCTTCGGCCTCTAATAACAGCACCGGTAGTTCCAGTGTTATCTGCAAAATGAATACTTGCAAGATCTGCACCATCAGGAGGAGTAGCTGTACCTCGCTGTAAATAAACTTCTGCGCTACTTGCAGCATTATCGCTGTTACCTTCTGCGACAATTCTGGCGTTTTTTGAACTTGAAGTCAGACCCGCTAACAGCCTGCCCGAGCTGTCGATTCTGAGTCTTTCACTAGGGCTCGACGCTCCATCGGCAGTGGTGAAAAATGCGAGGCGGCCTGGAAAGTCATTAGCTCCAGGGGTATTATCGACAGCCGCCTCAATGTAAGCAAAAGTTGCTGCTGCATTATCAGTAAAAAAGATCCGCCCAACTGGATCGTTATTGGACATACTGGTAACAACTTCCGAACGCCCGAGTGACATGTACGCAGGGGTGGTGCTACCAAAACTGTTTCCTATATTTTGAACAGATGAGTATTGAGAATCAGAACCAGTAAGCGCACTAGATGTCCCCATTAACAGCCTGCCCGAGCTGTCAACAGTTGCTCTGGTGCTACCGCCAGTTGAAACCTGTACCGTATCCGTTCCAAACACAATCCCAGTGTTTGAATCTGTCCCCTGCAATGCAGGTGTTCCGGCGCTTCCGTTAACGCCACTTAGTCCGCTGTCGCCGTTGATGGTGATTGGCATAGTCAGCTGATAACGAGTTGGCTTGAGGCAGGGACCGTGACGGTGACGCCACTATTGATAACCAGCGGTCCAACAGCATGGGCTCCGCTGTTTGCAGTAATGCTATACGAGGTCCTGACGGTTAGGTCATTCTCATAGAAACAGGCATCACCACCTGCACCCGTCGCACCACCGCCCACAGCGACAAAGTCCGTGCCGTTGTAGATCTCGGCTGAAGTGTTAGTGCTGTTGAAGCGCAGATCTCCTGCAGATGGGCTGCCTGGCCTTTGCGCTGTTGTTCCAACTGGAATCTGCAGTGCCGACGTGCTGCTAATAACGACATCACCCGTAAACGTCGGACTTGCTGTTGGAGCAAGTCCTAGGTTGGCCGTTCCAATACCACCAACGGTAGAGACGTTGATATAAGCGTTATTAGCGGCGTTCCTAATCTTGAGGGTGCTGTCACCAGTATCGACGTACCACTGGAACGCAAACGTCGTAGCTGGATCTGTTGCGCCACTTTGGTTCGTGGCAATCGCCGCCAGCTGGTTATTAAGATCCGCTCTAAATGCCGCTCCCGTGGCATTTGCCAGATTTAGGTCTCCTTGACTCAAGGAAGCGCACCAACTCTGCTGTTTAGTCTACTGCCCACGCCCAACGCCGGCTGCTACATAGGTGAAGTTACGATCCACGTTGTTGTTGCTCGCGTTCAACACGTCAATATCAAAGCCCGTGCTACTGACATTAGAAATATTAAAACGCTCGTCAGGGCCTAGGTTTTGCACCGTGATGCCGACGCTAGGTAACTGAGAATTAGCGCCTAACAGAGCTGCCGTTCCAACAAAGAACGGTTTAACAAAAGTCACGGACTTTGTAGAAGTACCACTTGCGATGGTTGCTACTGATTGATCGAAGCGTGGTGTCAGCTCAATCTTGTAACCCAGTTCATCAACCAAAATGTTTTCGTCGATCTTATTGCTGGTCAGCTCAGTCTTGAACTGGAAGCCACGGCCTTTAAACGTCCCACTGTTAAACGGTGCCCAAGCCCCATACGTCGGAGATCCGCTTGGATTGTCGTTAGTGGAACGGATATACAGCTCAGCGTTGACGTTGTTAACTGCCGCTCCATCAAAGTCAGTCCGCGTATCGATTAGTGCGGTTCGGCCATCCATCGTGTCAGAAGGCAAGAAGCCACGAGTAACAAAACGACGCTGGAACTCAACCGCATCTAACGCTAAGCCCATGTCAATGGTGTCCAGCAGCGTATAAGTGCCAAGCGGCTTGACATCGCCTAGGAAGTCCATGATCGAGATCAAATCAAAATCAGCAACGCTGTCGATTAAGCCGCTGCCATCAAGCGTCAAAGCGTCATATTCATCGCTATAGAAGGTGTCAACGTGAGTGCCTTGGAACGGCAATGGCGTCTGTTGATCTTCGCGGTGGTTCTTAACTAGCAGCTTGCCTACTGGATCAATTAGATCCACAAGCACGCTGGTGTCATCAGGGCTAAGCCTGCCGCCGTCATCCGCAAACTTGACGATGTATTCGCCCTCAAGCAGAGGAACAACAACATCAGTAGACGAACCAGCAATAGCGTTGATTAGATCAACACTGTTGGCGAAAGTTGCAGTGCCATCAGTAAGGCTGCTGTGGCGGACATGAACCTTGCCACCAACCTTTACGTCTAGATCTACTGTTTGGCTCCATTTCAAACGAGCACTATTTGCAGAAATGGGTTCAATCGTTAAGTTCTGAACATTCCCCGGTAAAGCAGTCTTTCCGGCAATGACAAATGTTGCTTGAGAAGTTGTGCTCTTTTTGCCAAGATAATTTAGCGCACTAATTTGAACCTTTAACGTTCCAGCCCTTAAGGTTCGCAGTGTTAGCGATGGGTTTGATGTTTCAACCGTTGTAAAATTGTCATCATCAAGCTTGTACTGAACAACAAAATTAGTAGTGTTGGCCCTGTCGTGCTGCCAACTTAGGTCAAAGCCTGTGTGAACTGATTGCCCCTCTTGGTATAAAAACTCGGTGCCGGTTAAATTTTCTGGTGGATTAGGTATAAGACTAAGATTGCTAATGTCTCGCGTTGTTAATGCAATGTCTCGCTCAACAGCAGCATAAATTGACTCGTTATAGGCAACAGCAGTGACGCCTAATGTTCCGCCTTCGCCCTCAGCAACAGAAATAACTCTGTATTGCTGCGACTGCACATCGTTGGTCTGAATTAAATAAACTGCTTCTGCCTGCGGTGCTTGGCTAAAGGCGCTGCCAACAGTAATTGCAGTTCCTGAAATACCGCTAATCGTTTTAGTTTCGACTAAACCTGTTGGCAATAGGACTGACAATGTGGGGCTTAAAGTTAAGTCCACCAACAAATCAGTAGTGCTGTCGATAGTGACAACAGTTGTGGTTGCAGAGCTAACCCTGCCGCTGCGACGTGTGCCAGCACGTAACGGATCAGCAATATCAATGACGATGCCTGGTGTGACAGCAATGCCAGCGTCGATAGAAACAGCAAAGCTGACTGTTTCTGACAACAGCCTTTCGCTAGTTAACAACCACTTGCCCAGCCTATGCGCTTGCCCTTGGCTGTAGCAGCCGACCGACCGAATATCTTTTCTAATGATGCCGTACTTGGCAACAGACTCATGGTCTTCAACATACTCATATTCAATATCACCCAATGTGTCATAGCTTTGCCATGCAACAGAAGCGCAGGTGTGCCGAGTCTTTTCTGATGTCCCGCTGTAAGTAAACAGCCCATCAACGACATTGCTTGGACCTAATAGATATTGAGAGTCAGCAGGCTTGTCTTGACGGAGAACAAGCGACCCAGCGCCGTAATAACTAATGCCTCTAAAAATACTGGTTAGCTGCTGGATAACGTTGTAAACCTCAGCTCTGCTGTTAAGCAGCAAGTTAAGACTAAATCGTGGCTCTTGGCCGCCTTTGCCATCAGGGACAAGCTCGTTGCAGTATCTGCTGATTTCATAGAAGTCGAACACATCCAGTGACGATGCAGGCACAGAACACCCGTACCTAGTGTCCGTAAGCAAGTCATATAAGCACCAGGAAGGGTCGTTACTCCAAGTTGCTGCACCTAACGTTCCATTAAAAAGACCGCTGTATGAAATACGTCCCAGATGCGTTGTAGTGTCTACAGTCCCGTTATGTGGGATTCTGATTTTTAAGCCACGGATTAGATATTTACGTGTTGGAATGTTTTGGAATTGTTCGGCACCAAACCGCATCCCGACCACAGCCGAGTTGGGGTAAGCCAACTTGTCGTCTTGAATTTCAGTAAAACTTGAAAAAACAGTTGTACTTGCTTTTTTGGTACTTGTTTCGTCTGCGCTTACTCGTATTACACGCAAATCAACAGGAAAATCTCCGTCAAGCTCGACTAAGTAATCTCGCTGATAAAGGCTGCTACTTTTTCCAGCAATAGTATCGCTTACAACGTCATTAAAACCGCCACCGTCATATTGCAGTTGAATTTTTATAGCTACAGAATGACCAAGAACGTCGCCATCATCATTGATCCTTTGCAGAGAAGGCACGTTAATAGTGACGCGCACCTTGTCAACATCAGAGTTTGTAATTGATCTTGTTACTGGTACGCCGTTAGTAATCTCAACACCGACACCACGTTCAACCTGAATACCCCCTGCAGGGTCTGGGATGTAGGGCTGGCCTTGCGTTCCCTCTAACGCAACTACTGTGAAATTATCAAAGTTAAACGAGCCATCTGCGTTTTGAACTGGGGTGTCTTCTAAAAATATGCCTTTCGGGCCACCTTCAATCCCTTCAATTTCCCCTTCGCAAAGCAGGTCTAAAACGCTTGCATACTGTTCGGATCTAAGGCTGTCGGCTGCCTCTGTTGGCGTACCCCCACCTTTACCGCCACCGCCACCAGCGCCAAGAATTAACTTTTTATCATCCATCAGGTTTTCACTCCAATCGTGCTACCTGTAAGCACACCAGACACAAAATTAACTCCAGCAGGTATTGATCCAAGTTTGCCGCCAAACAAATATGCGTTTGATGAATGATCAACATCAAGGCCAGTGCTAATTACTGCTGAGCCGACAACAACACGCCCGTAAGCAATCGGAACAGGTAAGCCTTGCTGAATGGTATTAGTGATTCCACTAAAAGTAAAATTTCTTAGCTTTTCTGAGTCATCCCCAAGGTCTGGCGTTGGCGAAAGCATTTGCGAAACACCTCCAAGAACTAAGGCCGCGCCGACAACAGACAACGCCGTGCCCACAGTGGTCAACGTTCCGATTGTTCCTGCCGCCAAAGGACCAAAAACACCGAACGCAGATGCGCCAAACAAGCCTGCACCTGGGAACAGGAACGACGCACCAATCAACAACCCACCAAGAAGAAATTGACCAACGCCACCACCAGCACCAGCGACAACAGGCGTAATACTGAAAACTTCGCGCTCTGACCAAGGCAAAGCCAACACGCTCACGTCATCAGGCGTTGCTTGTTGCTTGCCAACCCTGACGCGATAACCAACGCCATCTTGCTCGCTATCCACAAGCCATTTGTCTAAGCCAGGAAAATTAACGCACAACGCTTTTATTGCTTGGGCTGGCGTAGCTACATCAAGCTCAAACCGGCACTGGCCTAGTCGCTCACGCAGAGCCCCGTAGACCTTGACGACTTTCATGACGTATCACCCTGTCGCAACTTTTCAAATAATAGCCGCCAAGCACGTC